TTTAATTGGAATTCTAACTGCATTAACTCTTTTTTACTAGCAACTTCTTGTTGTAATTTTTGTAATTCAAGTTGAGCCTTAGTTTGTTCTAATGCTGTTTCTATTTGTATAAGAGCTTGTTGTTTTTGTATCTCAGCTTGAGATGCCACTTGTTGTGCTTGAGCATTTGCTTGAGCCTGTGCTTGAATGTTTCTTTCTTGCATCTGCTGATCTCTTTCTCCTTTCTTTTTTCTACGTATTTTAAGTAGTTGATTTGCGAGCTTAATGTTTTTAACATTTCTAAGATCAATAGCATCCTCTAAATCTATCATTTTTTGAGCTATAGCAACTTGTATATTGTTTTCCAACAACTGTTTTTCTTCTTCATCAGGTGCTAGTTCTATGAATATACCAAAATCATATAAATGTAACTCACCCATTTCTTGTAACACAGCAACATTGTGAGAACCTATAGCCTGTATAAAAGCATCTCTTGTTGGTGAATACTCTAATATATCAGATATTCTAAGAGATAATGAATCAGCAGTTTCTTGTGTTAAATATAAACCAGCCTGTAGTATATGTCTAGTGGCTGTATTTGAATTAGCAGCAGCTAACTTTTGAACTCCAACTAAAGCATCTTTTGCAGGTGTGCTACCATCTCTTGCTTCGTTTAAACCAGTTGCATCACGAATCATCTGCATGTAGTAGTTATAAGTCTGTATAAGTGTCTGCATCTTTTGTCCACCTGAACCACTGTTCATTTCTTGTACAGGCACTTTACCAGGATTCATATCACCTTCCGATGTAAATGATCTACCTAATATAGAACCAGTTTGGAAATACATATTCAATGCTTCCTGAGGATTGTAATTTGTTCCGTTACCTAAATCAATTTCAGCAAGTCCATCAGCATCTAAATAGATACCATCTGGAACTATTCTTGACATTACTTGTTGTAGCTTTAAATGAGTAAGTTGTATCATATCTGCAAACCCAGTTATTCTACTAACTAAAGATTCTATTCTACCCTTATACATTCTAGGAGCAACTATGTTATAATTCATTTTAACCTTAGTGTAGTCACTCTTAGGTCTCATCATGTTTTTAGCAAGTTCCCATTTAAGTATTTTTTCAGTACCTAAAACTAAAACCCCTTCATATAAAACTTCTATAGATCTAGACATTTTTCCATATCTAGCTTCTAATACTTCATCTAAACCAGGAGGATTAAATTGATCATCTTTTACTATTATTTTACTCGCACCTGTTGCAGTTTCTTTTACTTTGTAAACTTCATTTGCATAAGTCTTATAATTAAAGTATAATAATTGTATTGTATTTTTATCTAGGTTGTTGTTTTCAGATGTTGATCTATTAAACCCAGTGTTTGTAGCACCTTGTTTAGTTATGTTTTCTAAATCTTCATTAGTTAAATTAGGGAACTGCTTTTTTAGTTCATTCAAATGAACTGTTTTTATTTCCCCAACATAATATAAATCATCAAAATATGGTGACTCAGTGTGTGAATATACCATATTAGCAGGATCACAGTATTCAACCTTAACTCCTTCCGAAGTGTTAAATGAATTTTTAACCGCTGCAATACCTATAGTTGTTAAGTCATAATTTAATCTTTTTCTAACTAACTCATATTTGTTACCTTCTAATAAAGTATTAATTGCTTGTTCTTCAGCAATTTCAACTGCTTGCTTATAGTTAAGCTGCATATGTAAATCAAGTTCTTCCTTAGAATCAGGAAGTTCTTCTTCAGGGTTTTCTCTCATATTAACCCCAAACTTTTCAGCTGCAAATTGAATCAACTCTTTAGTTTGCATGTCTCTTAATAAAGACTCCATGTATTTAGTTCTCTTACTAACGCCATATGGATCTTGTGAGAATGCTTTTATATCGTAAGCTCTTTCTGATATACCATTAACCACTATATCTACAAATTTAGGTATAATAGGTACTGGTTTCCAGTCTAAATTTAAGTAAGACAAATCACCATTAATAGATAATTCATCTTTATATTTTTGTATACTTTGCTCTCCTCTTGAATACAACCTTAGTCTATGGAACTCATTAGAGTTACTATAAAACCTACTAGTTCCTGAATCTCTCTTAAGCCATTCAGACTCTATAGCCTTAGCAACCTTCAATCCATACTCTTGGCTCATCTTTTCTAAATCGCTCGCGATTTGACTTGGAAAGTAACCTTTTACAACTGATTCAGCCATGCTATTCTATTATTTTTGAAGTTACACCTTTATTACTATATCTAGAGATGCTTATGTTTAATTTTTGTTTTTCCATTGATGCGTGTGGTGTATATAGATGTCTATTACAAGCCATGACTGCTAAGCCAGAACTTATAGCAGCATCATATTTAGTTCTTTTGTTTATATCAAACCCTGCCCAATCATTTAACGTAGCATCAAAATACATGCTACCATATGTCCCGTCATTTTTTAAACCTACGTGATCTTGTATATACATTTCAATTGCTGCTGCGTGAGCTTGTTTTATATCTTCACTAGAGTTAGGTATTCCACCTATTTCTTTTTCAGTGACAGATAATTTATTCCAAACCTTATCCGGTCTGTTCATTGAATAACCCCTGTAACCACGTCTTTTTAAATAATACAATAAACGAGGTTTATTATTCTCTGCTAATATAGGCATCCCATAAAATACAAGTGCCATTAGAACGTCTTCAAAGAAAATCTCAGCAGTCTGAGGTCTCGCCACATACTCTAAGAAGAACTGATTAGGTGGACAGTTTTCCATTGAAAACTTTGTTAACCCATGAAGTGCACCTTTCGATCCAACTCCATCAACAGTACCCGATATATCATATGAATCACAACCAAACGCTCCCATGTGTTCATTACCAGGACTTTTTTTACCATGCTTAAAAGCAACGTTGTTTTGTAGATGAACTGGTGGGACCCAGCTTACTTTAAATCTACCATTGTTATCAGGATAAAATATTACTTTTGAATCCTTACTACCCATAGCCCATTGGAAATTACCTTGAGTTAATCCAGCTGAGTTTTTTAAATCGTTGTTATAATCTATTTGTTCGTATATCTTAACTAAGTTAAATATACTATTTTGTGCTTCATCTCTGAAAGCGTGTTCCTCGGTTCTTGGAAATTGTCTATAAAATTCATTTAAAGCATCTTGATCGTTTTTTAAACCATCTGCTTCATTTTGCCATTGTTCTATTACACCTATCTCAATTGGATCCCCGTGAGGGCCGATAGTTTCTTCTTTCGGAGTATCGAACGTAGGTATTCCATACATATCAATGAATCCTTCGTAGTTCCACTCCATAGGGATAAACAAACTATATAATCCTGACAGAGTCTGTCCATTGGCGTTTCTTTTTGTAACATCTGAATTGTTGTATAATTTCTTAAAATTTGCTCCTCCTTTATCTAAAGCATTTGATGTTGATCCCATCATACACTTACCAATTATTCTACTACCTAATCTTAACGTTGTTTTTGTTACTCTCCAGTTATTTAATATATTATCAGGTCTTTCCCATTTGCCAGCTTCATCGTGTACTAGTAAAGCTAGTTTTTCACCATCATAAGAGTTATCACCTGTATTTTTCCAATCTATAGTTGTATCTAAACCTTTTATTTCTTCTAGTCTATCTGTACTATCTATTTTTCTTCTTGTAAACCTACTCGCTGGAACTCTATAAGCTAGTTCAGTTTTGGGACGGTCCATACCATCTTGGATTGGTTTAAAAAAGAAAGGGTAGTTGATTGAAATTGGCACGATTTTATCAGTAAACATTTTCTTCGCATCAGCCCCAGACTTTGATAAGACACCGTATCTAGCATCACTAGAGATAGTGGCAAGGTTGACAGCTTCTCCAGATGCCATGAATGAAAAACCAGACCGTCTGTTTTTGAGGTAGCACATTCCATAACATCGTCTATCTGCTTTGCAAGCTTCCCAGAATAAGTAGAATAATCTATTTGCTTCTCTAAAATCTGGCTGCCCAACATCAATCTTGGACCATTGCAGGTACATGTAATGAGTGCCAGTAATATAAGTAGCTTTACCTTTATTATAAAACCAAAAGCCCTCGTGACGCCTGGAAAACTCTTGATCAATATATGCATGCCATTTTTCTTTAAAATCATCTGGATATTCTTTCCAGTCGAATATTGTTTTTACTTTAGAAAGAGACTTAGGATACTCTTGTTTCTCCCATTTATCATTTCCTTTAAAAACATTAACTTCTTTAGGTAATGCTATCTTTAGATTTTGTATTTCGTATATGTCTCCAATTTGACCTGTCTTACTAATAACTATAATATCATTTTCTTTATTATAGCCATACTCCCATTTTTTAGATTTATTTAATCTTTTAATGGTGTTTATTTTAACAGGCTCTATAATCTTATATAGATCTTGTTCGTACATTATTTAGATCTTTTTTCTGCAAAACCACTAAAAGCTTCAATAACTTTCTCTTCTTTAGGTTTATCATTTAACATATCCTCTTCCTCTTTAATTCTATTAAGAATTTCAAAAGCATCAAATATAGCTAGTTTTTTAGTTGCAGCAGCATTTTTCAAACGATCAGCAGTTATGTCATCACCAGAATCTACAATAGCTTCTTTAGCAACTTTAATAAGTTCCTCTACAGCTTTATGCCCAGCTTGGATTATACTCTTTTTCGTCTCCTTTATATTCATATTTGATTGTAATTGATTGGATTCTCACTCTATACATTCTCTCGTTATCTATAACGAATTCAAATTCACTTGTTGGTACAAAGCCAACTAGGTCATTCTTTTTTATGTAACTAGTATTATTATCTAAAAACTTAACAATACCAATAAGAGGTTGTTCTTTGTCAGCATTAAAAATGCTTTTTGAATATATAGGTTTAACAAAACAGTAACCATCGTTAGCCACCCATTTATCTTTACGTTTATATAAATACACCTGATCTGGCCATGCAAAATATAGATCTTCTTTATAATAACTTTTAGAATTCTTTTCGATACCTTTTACATCGTGGTATCTTCTAAATATATTATGATGTACAATAACTTCGTCACCTATTTCTATATGTGTTTTAACAGCTTTAGGGATAGATACTACTTTAGCTTTTCTATTAACAAAGTTATGATTCTGGAGCTCAGTGTTTATAATGAGCTCCTTATCACCAACTTTTCTTTTATTGTCGTATCTTCCTCCTATAGGCTCGATAATAAAATTGAATATGCTTTGCATCAATATTCCAGGTTGTATTCCACAGCTATTGCCATGTTCTTATTGAAGTCCTTCCAAGGTAGTATTTCGTCTTTCTTTTTAATATAGACAGAAAACTTAGTTTCTTCTTCCACTATATTACAAATCGTATGACCTCCATAAACCTCTTGTCCAACAGAGTAGTGCATCGCATCGTTTTTATAATCTCTACCGATACTTATTTTACGCACAAGATTCACTATGCTTTACTTAATACTTCAGGAACTACAGCTTCTTCTGATTCTTCTACAATAGCTTTATAGTCTCCTGTCTGAATATCAATCTCAATTTTACCGTATTTTTCCTCTAGTTTTGCTTGCATTTTGTTCAAATCTGTTTGAACTTCTGCAGCGGAATGTTGAAGCTGGTGTTTCTTTAACTCTAGGTTTCCAATTTGAGAAGCTGCATTGTTAAGTTTTCCAACGTAGCCTTGTAATTCCTCTAATTGTTCTTTACTAATTTTGTTTTCTTGGTTTTCCATAATCTAATTTTTAAAAATTTAATTTAATTGTTTGGGTTATAATTTATTATCACTTGTTTTGGTTAATTTCTAATTATTCTCCAACTTCTACCTCTGGAGTATTCCATGTGAAATATTTATCCTGTGAAACTGGTGTTGCTTGTAGTTGTATTTGAGATGCAAGACTAGCTTTCATAGTATCTACATCTAATGCATCTTCTAACCAACCTATTACTATATTCTGAAATACTTCAGTATCAGCATAAGCGGTGAAAGAATCTCCTTCTGAATAAGAGAAGCTCTGAGCTCCAATCATTGAAGCTTGATAATTTTTACTACTAATCTCTTCAGAACCTGAATAACTCCAGTGAACTGTATAGATTACGTTGTCTTGACCTTCCGCTTGAATATGTGTATTCATTTGGTTGATTGTCCATTTGTAAGTTACTGCCATGATTGTTTATTTTTATTTTTTAGTTTGTATATTTGTTTTATTTTACATTAATCTTCTAAATTTGAAAACGACCGCATGCCCTGTTAAAGTTTGGTTTGATTTGAAATTAATTCTCATACTAGGTGGATTATTACCATTACCACTTGATATTGTTCTTAATTCTAAGTCCATACCTCTATAATGCCCCGCACTATTTAAATATATTTCACTAGTGTTACCAGAGTTTGTTCCAAAAGCGTACCAAGACATAGTTCCTGTCCAA